ATCAAACCAATCTAGGGCTATTAGAGCCGAAGACCAATCCGGTGCAACATACCAAAGAGGATTGCCCGTGATCATATATTGCGTAGAAGCCATGGATCTAGTCTTCTTCCTAGGTAACTTGCCCTCTTCGAAGACTCCAGGATGCGTTATATGGTAGAGATCAATACGGACAGATTTAGTGAACCTCAGCGCATTCTTCGCCTCAGCCCAAGTCAAGACCTCTGGTGTAACGTGATAACCGTCTACAACATACGGTTCCTCAACATCACTATCCTCTCCATCTTCCAAAGCTTGAGATTCGAAAACCATATGGCTTATCTCATCCCCACGACAACGTCGGCAGTAATGTTCTACCAACCCGTGTTCACACAAAGTACCGTCCAAATCGGTCAGCACTTGTTGAACAAACCTCCGCTGTTCCAACTTATGAGTCAACGCTACTTCAGAAGCCTTCAATAGCATATCCTCCATCGTGGAATATTCTTCTCCACGTACTCTACGCGACTTATATCCATCCGTCAACTCATAGACCATCTGTTCAAACTTCCAGAACTCCGGTCCATCTTCACTCCACTTAATCGCATGAGTACAATTCCGAGACTCATCCATATGCGTAACAGCTGGATGAACCTGAATAGCAAAATCAAACCTTCGCATATATGCTCCCTCGGCCAATGACCAAGCAGCAGCATTAAGATCTGAGTTGCATCCTTGATTCCCCTGTCCTATTCCACCAGGCCATTGAGCTACTGCATTTGTTGTAACAATAACTATCTTAGGCCTAATGGCAACTATACCCTTCTTATCGGCTTCAGGGGACAAAGCCATTTTACTTACATTATTAGAAAAATCCAACAGTTTTCTTAGTGGATTCTCTTTTTCCGCCGCAAATCTGTCATTAGATACATCATCAAAGATAACTGCTCCAACATCAGACGTGTACTCCGATTGAAAGGCGTCAGTCTCATTCAATACAACTATGTTGCTATTCCTAGCAGTCGTCGAACACCCAATGGTTTCCAACATTTGCTTAGCAACGACCAACGCAATATTCGTTTTACCTAACCCAGAACCACCTGCAATCAATACAGTGATAGGTGATTCTCTAACCGGAAGGGTGTGCCTAGTTAGGGATAACCGAGCAAGAGCATCGCATACTCTTTTATGTGCTTGATATACCCCAGGCATTGCATTCGGGAAAACATGCAATCTGGAAAGTTCCAGTGCCCCTTTCATAGTGGTCAACGACTCACAGTACTCATTCCTGCTATCGTACTCTACCGCATCAAATCTTCCAGCCTCAACTGCTGGCAAGTCTGATAAGAGCTCATTTGTGTTTAATATCAACGTCGTTTCAGAACCTAGTCCGACAATAACCTTGGCCCAAGATGGCAATCGCGTCGCAATCTCCTTCAAAGGCAAAATACTCCACACATAGACGCCTGAGCTCAAATATCCCACCATCTGTCCTGCTTTCCACGCAAACATCCTCGTGGCTACAGGTTCAGTATAAGCTTGACTTTCATATATTATATCCTCATCCTCATCGTCATCTCCAGTTTGGAAATCACGATCATTCGAACTCCAATCGTTGCTGTTAGATCCTTGTCTGGCATTAAGCTCGCCTACGACAACACCTAATAAAAAAGCAACCTTTACAACTCCAACCATACCCTTAACGAGCTTTCGACCTCCACGTTTGTATAACGGTTCAGTCTGCTGCTCATCAACATCGGTCTCTGTACTCTGCTCTGTATCCGAGGCCTGACTCTCAAAAATCAACACCTCTTCATCATCCTCTTGCAACTCTGGATGATAAGCATAAAAGTACCGCTTCACAATCTGGCTATAAGTAGGTATCTTCAGGGCACATAGTGCCGTAGAATTAGCCTTCTTAATAGCTTCCATCTTCGCTGCATAACTATTATAATATTTCTCGCCATAATGACTTGCCTCACGCAAACCTGCCTCCACCTTAGCCATGAATTGGACATGTGGTGGTTCAGGACAATCATTACGCTTCTTCTGCCAATGTAAACTTTTCTGAATAGAAGACTCGTCCAAGAGTGGGACGTACGCCTGGTAATCGACGTTATAGACGATCCTCTGCTTCAAAAAACCAATCTCATCAAAATGCTGATACGGGGTAGATTCAGCATCTTTCTTATCCATGGTATATGTCATGCCATACTTGTTGGCATACACCTCCGACATCTTCGTATGGGTAAACTGACCGCGCAAGCGATCTGCCACATTCATGGCATTGTCATCTCCATACGTCGCCAACTTCACTACATCTCTAAAATTGCCCTCATTTGGACACAAATCAAAGAATATAATCCTTGTATACAATGAGTTCGCAATACTATTCATGTGCGTTGTCAATGGCTGCCCCGAAGGGTTTGAATTAGCCAGTGTGAACAACTGCCCATAGAAATTCATATGCGGGTACACAATCTCTGTCAACAATCCATTAGCTACCTTTAACTGTGATTCTGTATAGTCAAACTCTTTCAAAATCATCAGTATAATCTCCGCTACTGCCGATGTGATTTGAGCGCTCATATTCCTATCATAGGCTTTAAAGTCGCCCGCTATACACATATCTTCATTGAATGTGGTCATAAACTCCATAAAAGCCTCTGCTTCATGGGATTTCAGATTAATGCCTAACATACATTCTGTCTGAAATTTGTTCCTCCCAAAATATCTGACCATCGGTGCCATAACCTGACGGCACAAAACCAAAGCGTCTGTACCCATAGCCTGGAAAGGCCTACACTTCTTCTTCTCCAAAGGCAACAACTCATTTGCCTTACTACAGGTCTTTACAATTAGATTAGACCTCTCACCCTTCGCAGCACACGTCCTGAGGCGTTCTAGACGTTCTGTTAGAGGGTACTTACTCTCATCAAAAGTACGCGGCATCATAGGAATATTTGGGTCTAATTCATCCTTAACCATGTACTTGCTTTTTGCCTTTCCATAAGGCCATCCGATACTCGAAGAGTTATTAATGCCTGTGAGACCTTGTTCGTTAATACCGTCTAAGGCTTCTTGCACACTTAACTCTCGTCGTAATTCGTCGAACAACTCTGGATTGGTTACCTTCATCGTTCGAATATTCTCCAGAATAGGGGTAACATAATCGTTAACCGCTCTATTAACTGACTTGCTGGAGAAATCCTGCTTTGGTGTATTGTAATCCACCGCAGCTTTCTTTTTATGATAATCCGCGCTCATCTCCTGGGGCGGACCGACCTTCGTAGGTCCAAACTGATTCACTACTTCCTCCAAGTAGTCTGATTTACAAAAGGGATGTTGGGGATGCTCTTCCATTGGCACACCATCCTTCAATACGATTCCCTGGTTAATCCACGTATGCTTCTCAACCGGCATATTGTACTCTTCGTTCTCGACGTTTGTACTCATCCACTTATCGCCAGGAGCAAGAGTATATCCCTGCTCTTCTCCAATATCAATAGCAGTTTGTGACGTAGGTTGGAAACAAGCTCCAAACTTTGCCATAGCTGCATCAACATCATGCTTGGTTATACACGACAACACTGCTGTGTTTCCGGCACCAGCAGCATGTAACCCTAGGATGACTCCTCGAGTCTCATCCACACATACTGATCCACACATACCTTTCTCTGTCTTCTGTGCTAACTCAGCCGTATATGCCAAAGTAATAACTGCACCTGTCGTGGTGGTAATGGACGAACCTTTACCAAGCCGCATCACTCTTGCACTCTGCACCTTCTCTGTATTCACTTCTCCATGCTTCTGGGTTATGTATGTCCCATATCGCGAAGTGTAAGGCTCCAAAGGCAAATGTTGTGACACGTCCCAACGTGGGGCACTCGCTACAACTCTAACTACAGTAAAGTCAGTTCCTTTCATCTCACTAATATCTTCTGGCTGCACGTCCTTCACTCGTGAATGACCAGCCATCACCTCCACACCCTTAGGATAAAAATCCAAGTCATAGCTCCCAGTGGCTGGAAGACTATGTGTAGGGACTACGTAATAATTCCCTTTAACGGACAACGCCAATGCTCGGCTTTTCCCTTGAGCACTCGTTACAACAACGGCCGTCAAATTCTCTCTAATCTTATCTGTCAGCGCACACCCTGTGGTAGTATGAGCGGCGCGACACATTGAAGGAGGAGGATTACGTTTTTCCTTAGTGAACTCCCACATAGTGTGAGGCGCATTACTGGTCTCATCAATATATACATTATCTTGACCTTCATACGACCTCCTGAACATCCTATATACAGCATAAATTCCTCCAACCATAGTCATCCATTTAAAGGTTCGCTTAGCCCGATCGGATCGCAGGGCTTCTGATGCTGGAACCAAAAACGTCAACATACCTGGTCTAGAACAGATCTCACGCTCAATGCGTCGCAACTCTCGTTCAAAGACTCTCTTGGTGTACAAAAATGGAACAATAAACACCATCAAAATATTTACAAAACACAAATTCCACATATCAAGGGTAGCAGCACAACTACTAGCTAACATAATCCATATCATCATACATACTACCTTAAAACAATGAGACTTAAGCTGAGTCAACAACTCACGCCTATGCACAAACAAGTGGGATGCAACCTTAACTCTCTTCCTTAATAACCTACCATAAGGAATGGGGTTATAGGAAGACAGACAAGCTGTCATCTCCTCATGCGCTGACACTAAGCGAGCTCTCGTCATAGAAGCAGTATCACCATACCAATTCAAAATCGGCTCTACAATATTGGCTTGGGATTCTACCTCCTTTTTACATACACAAAATTCAGAAGATACTCCACATGTCATACATGTTTCACAAACTTCCAACTTCTTCATCATATCTACATTAATTACAGCCTGTTTGTGATGTTCTTGTGTCTTGGTGAACACAAATGCCTTCAACTTCTCCAACATAGGCATATCACCACTTTCAGGCAACTCAACTCTACGTAAAACCATTCCATCTAGCTCTACAAGCTTCGCTTTGTCCTGATCTGCCAATACATCATCTGACTCTCCTTCCAAAGGAGCAGACTTCATTGATACAAACTCATACACTTCGAATTGATAAGCATCCATACGCTCTCTCGTATCTAAATGTGCGGTCTTGTGAGGATCAAAACCAGAATCCTCATTATCAGGCACTTTTCTATATTCTTTCTTTGCCTTAACCCGGATATGTAGGGGGAACCTACGGAAGACGGATTCAGGGCAAACCGATTTAATGATGTTCTTCATCTGGTGGTCATTAGTCGAAATGATGTGACCAATGTTATTATAAAAATGAACACCTTTATCCTCCACAGCCGCCTTATTGATAGGGCGACGTTGCGTATTTACATGGTCTATTACACGTTCCGAGAAATCTTCTCTACTCTGGGCATTCCCAGCATCGTCAGCTAATGTTACCTTGCTATCAGATGTGGTAGTAGAATCAAACTTATCGGAGTAGTTTACAGCATTGATCATCCCGGAAGATGGGACTATACCATGTGCTCTTATTATAGTCTGCGCCAAAGTATCTTGGACTGTAGACTTTCCTACACTGCTACCTCCGTACAAAATTATCCCCATAGGTTGGGGTTTAAGAGATTCTTGCTGAATAGCCAACAAAATTTCAGCACGAATAATCTCTAACCTAGTTACAGCACTCTTTAGGACTGCCAATACAGCTCCTGTCTGAGTCTTAACAAAATTCCTTCCTTCCTTCAATGTATCTACCACTAGCATATTGAAGGATTCAATAGAATGCCCATATTCAGATTGCAGCAAATTACTTTGCTTGGCCTTTACAAGTTTATACATGCCTTCAATCTTAGCGCATGTGGCCTCAAACTTTGAACTTTCGGTTTTCCCTAATAAAAGAGACTCAAAATTACCGTAAATCAAATCTGACCAGTTCTCAGTCACACACTTTAAAGCACTCACTATCATATCGATGATATCAACTCCATCTCCAACGAGTTTGTACGCGTTCGAGCAGAGTGATCCAATCGTTCCAACATTAATCTCATCAAAATTAACTCCATTTGTTGAAGCTACCCATAGACTAACAATCTTAGTCATAAATGTTTGCACTACTACCATAAGTCTATCCTGCAAAACATCATCCAACTTTGCCTTAACCTTCTTTCCTGACAAAAATAAGGAGGCTAAGATTTCTGAAATATTATAGTTACTACTTTGGGACTTGTAACCATCACGTACACCATCGAAAAACTGCTCACAAATCTGATTGAGATGGTCTACTAACTCACTAAAGAGCTTGGTGGCTCTATCGAGCAAAACTGTGGGGTCAATAACACTGACCACTACACCCGTAAACGAGAGGGCGAGTGTAGAGGTACTGTTCCCTTCCTGAACATTGTTCAAAAAGTTGACCAAAGCAACAATTAATCGTATTAAACGATTCTTCTGAGATTCCGTTAAAATTGGAAACCCATACACGGATAGGTCTAACCCTGTTTTAAGGCCTGTTAAAAGCTGATTGAGGGTGTTCAATGTATTCGATCCTGAACTCTTCAACTTAGTTAAAGAGGGGACAAAATCCATAACGACTTGAGATTCAAATTGCTCGGCATCCACCGAGACTGAACGAGATAAGTTCTCGAGCAAACTACAAGGTTGGGCGTTACTAGGACCCATGTTTAATGACTGGTTGTCTCCAGTATGATCAAAAGATTCAGAAGGTTGGTAAAAAACCTCGCATAAAAGCGAGGGGTTGTAGTAACCCAGACTACAAACAATTGTGCCATTACAGCAAGGGTTGGTCTTTTGTGAAAATTTGATGATTTGGCATCTAATGCTTTTCATCTCCATACGACCCGTATGAATATAAGGATTTCGGATCATCTCCGGCGTTATCCCTAAACGCAAAAGTCCGATCGCCATTCTACAGTTTCTTCAAGACTGCAAAACTTTCTATAACGATTCGTTTCTTTCTTATCAACACGGCTTAGTATATAAATCCGTGACGCGATTCTACACACTTTAGATGGGATCTCCATCTAAATGTTCTCCTGATTGTGTTCTTCTTCAACGTAGCACTGCTATAAGATGGTGGTGGCATCACCAGTTATTCCAACCATCAACAATTACTACGTTCGTCCGATACACGCACAACAGCGTGAATAAAATACACGGCACTTCAATTACATACGTCCACCGATCAGACGTCCCATTAACCATAGGTCAATCATACCAATTACTATCCTCAGAGTAAACTGCTAAACGCAGGTGGTATATATCCTATCCAAAACTAAACATTTCTTTTCCAGAAAGGCCCGGCTTTCGATGCTATTATTCCTAGATTCATCCAACACGTAGTTGGGTAGAATAATCGTAAGGTCCGAAGACTCATAGACCGAATAAAATAGACTAATACTAGGCGGGGTACCTTTAAGTTTTCATGCGTTGTCAAGGACAGGGCTTCAATTCCTTAAGATTAAGAGGGGGTACATATATTGCCATACATTAATATACACTAATGGCAATGCACCTCTAATACACAAATAATAATACATAAGTCTAATAATACAACACTAACAAGCTTGACAAAGGCTTGCAAGCGTACACAGTATAATACATAAAATAAATACAAACAGGTAATAATATACAAATAAACTAACAACCTGAAATTAGTTTACATACAAACAAACAAGTTATATTATACAACTAGTAATACAATACAAATAACAACAAATATACATAATACAAATAAACAAATAACACTGTGTCATTGTACTCTATACAAACAACTGTAAGAGTTACAAAAGACTAACATATAAACATAATGCTAATTAAACAAATTAGCTCATTCTTAAATTACACTAGTACTACACAACAATAGGTTTTAACACATTCAGCGTACCTAAAACTGAAACATAAAACTATCTATCAGATGCCTTGGCCAAAGCAATCTATATAGACAAAATCTATTATACAAATATCCACATGGGTGAGTGGATAGAACAATCTGGGTGCCATTCCAGATTGAAGTCTGTAGAACGAGACGCATCATTGACTTAAAATGATACGAATGTAAAATTGATCCTCGTTTTTGAGTGGAAACTCTCCACCAACTAACTTCTCTCTTAGAGTAGTCTCTATTCGACGCAGGTACTGACCCCTACGTTAAATATCATACTTCATAAGAGTCCATCGATTGATGAATCGTAAAATCATTGACGAAAAAATCGTAAGATCTACACGTAATACCCAAAAAAGGGTATACGTATAG